AGTATTTGATAAATTAAATTTTTCTAGTATTGGCTCTCCATCGTAAGGATACCTAGCAGAATAAGATTCATAAAAAGAAATTCCTTTCCAGTAATCCTCATCAGTTTCCTCTAATTCTTTTAAAACATTAATTACAGAAGTGCATTCCTCTGGTGTAATAAAACCTTCATATAAAAATATATCATCAGATAGCTTTATTAGATTCATTACATTGCACCAGGTCCCGATTTGTCTCCAACCAAATCGTCATACTCTACTGGCTTTCCGTCTTGCAAATATCTCATATTTCTTGCATCTTCAAAATCAATTCTTTTTGATTCTTTTTTCATCCAGTTGTATGCTCCAAAAGTAAGTTGGTTTTGTAGCCATTCTTTTGAGCCAGCATATCTGTGCATTACAAAGTTTCTAACAAAAAACTTTTCTCCATTGTAAATTGTTTTAACTCCATGAAAATATGGTTCGTCTGAAGGAAACACTAAAATGTCTCCAGCCTTTGGCTTGTGATTTACTATCTTGCCATCAACAACAAACTCAATGTCTCCGCCGTCATAATCATCATTGATATACATTGTGCATGTAAGTAAGAATTTTGGTCCAGGCATTTCTCTTTGAGAAATAATATAGTCTGTGTGGTACTGCATTGTCATTTTGTTTTCTAAAACATCAACCTGGTCGTTATATTTTGAGAATGAGGATCCAGTAAAATACCAGTCTTCTGGTAGCTCAACTCCGTGTCTGGTGATGTAGTCACTTAAAACTAGGTCGTAGGCATCTTGAACCTGTTTAGCAAAATCTTTTTCTTCGATAAACATTGGGTCCTGATTGTCTTGATTTATTTCAGCAGTATCTTTTATTTGTGTATATGTTCCAAAAGATGCCCACTTATCCCAATTTTTTAAATAATGCTTTCCTTCAGATGTTCTTTCTGATTTTTTCATTGTTTCGTATAAAGCTTTTGGGTCACGCAAAACATTTCTGTATACATCTACTTTTGGGTATAACTCTACATATTCTAAATTACTCATGGTTGCTTGTCTCCAGTATGCTTTTGTATTGTCCAAAAAAACGGCGATGTAAATCTATTACCAGATTTTACTGGGCGGACTCCGTGTGTATAAAACCTATCTCCTGGGAAGAAATAAGCAGCTCCTGCTTTTGGCTTAAACTCTATTCCGTGTTGCGGAAAATAAAGTTCTCCGCCTTCGTAATCATCATTAAAATAAAATAATCCCGATAAATCGTACCAAGGAAAATCATTTGCTCTTCCCTGTTCAATTCCTGTGTGGAATTCTTTATCAGCATGTGGCTCTTGTCTTGCACCTATTGGCCACCTTACAATTGCTGGGCCAGTTTCTTTTGCATCAACATCAAAAAATTTGTCTACTTCAATTTTTAATCTTGCAATCATGCTATTTATTAACTCAAGAATTGTTGGGTCTGACGCCATGAGGGAATTGTATGTACATACCCTATCCTTCCAAATGTCGGCGTCGTATAAAACAAGACCATCTTCATCTGCATGGGTTTCTGTGTGGTCCCAAATTTTATTATTTAAAGCAAAACTAATAAGTCTTTCTCGCTCTTCTGTGGTTAAAAAATTCTCTAACTCTACGATGTTATCGGAAGAGTCTCCAAAAAAACCAGATGGAGTTATTGACTTGGGGGCGTTATGCTTATTCCAGTCGTTTGCTATTGCTTGATTATTATTCATATTATTATTATACCATTTCTATTTATTTACTAATATCACGAACATTTAGTATTATTTTTTTGGCCTGGTGGGACCCAAGAGAATTTCCTTTATGATCAACAGCATTTTTATATAGGCCAGCCCAATCCCCATCTTTTTGTCTTCTAGTAACATACTCGGTATATTCTGGATCGTTCTGTACTTCATCTAGGGGCAAATCCAATCCGTTGCTTATTATGGCAGTAGAGTGATTTATTTGTGCTAGATCTATTGGTAATACTGAAACTACTGGTGTGCCCGCTTTTATTGTTATTGGAACATCTTTTTTTGAAATTTTCCACGCTGGGCTTAGCTGACCTTTTAAAAACGAAGCATTTAATAAAACTTCTAAAACATGAACTCCGTCTATAAATTGGTTTGGAACTCTTTTTACCCACAAGGTTAAATTCTCATCTGTTTTAAACATCAGCCCAGTGTTAAATGTAATTATATCATTTCTGCTATCAATGTATAGGTACTCTTCTCCAGAAATTACTTCTATATATTTTTGCTGTGGTTTTGGATTTGAGTTGCAAATAAAAGTTATATCTTTTGGAAAAGATATTCCCCATCCAAGATTATTTACTAGGCCAAGCGGAAAACATCTGTATGCGTGTTTTTCTGGCGTGTCGTCCATCCAGTCTCTTTTAGTTTCCAATGCAGTTAAATTTCCTAGGCTATCTGAAAGCCTATATACATTAAATTCAATTGGCATCTGTACCGCCCTTTAATCTTATTGATTTTAGTTGATGCTCTCCTATTTTGTTTCCAAGATTATCAACGGCGTCTCTGTAAAAATTTGACCATTCCCCAGACTGATTAATTTCTTCAAGCGCTATTGAATATGCTGGAGTAAGAAATTCTGTTTTTGGTACTTCATGAATATCTCGCAATTCCATTTCTGAATTTTGTAATTCCATTAAATTCATTGGTACGACTGATATTATTGGGGTATTAGCTTTTATTGTTATTTCTACATTTGGCCTTGTAATTCTCCAAGCACATGGAAGGTCTCCCCTAAAAAATGATGTTGAAACAAGCGTTGTAAATGGAACAACACCATCAATAAATTGATTTGGCACTGGCATTGAAAGCAAAGTTTCTTCTGGGTCTGTGATAAACATCACTCCAGTACGAAAGCTTACAGTCGCATTTGCACGATCTGGATAGGCGTATTTTTCACCTTTAAGAATTTTTACATGCTCTCCAGATGTATCAGAAATTCCGTCCCATATAAAAGTTATGTCTTCTGGGAAAGATACGCCCCAGCCAAGCTGATTAGTTAGGCTGACGGGGAAGCATTTGTATGCATGAGCCTTCCAAGTATCATCCATCCAGTCTCTTTTAACAGACAGAGGAGATACGTTTGCAAGACCGTCTCTAGTTTTGTATACCTTTATGTTTTTCACGTTCAACCCTTTCGGCTCTCATTTGCATAAACTCTTGGTTGTGTGCGTGATCATTATAATCAAGCATTGTTACAATTGAATATTTTCTACCAGAATTTACTGGTGCGGCTAAGTGAGAGAAGAGATAGGTTGATGGGAATATGTATAGGTCTCCAGCCTGTGGCTTAATGCTTAAGTTTAATTTTGGAAAAACAAGTTCTCCGCCTTCATACTCATCGTTTGGGTAAGCAACTAAGGAAACGGTGGCGCTGTAAGAAAATCCATGGTCTGCATGCTCTTGAAAATGTTGTCCTGGACCATACTGAATAAAGTTCATTACTTCCCAGTAATTCATTCTAACGTTATATGCAGCACAATAATCTTCAACTGCTGGTATCTGTGCGTTGTAAGAGTCTTGCCAAATTGTAGCAAGTGTGGCTTGATCATCGTTTATTGGATTAGTAATTTCTCCAATTTTAAAATCTCTGCAGTCTCTATAGCTTGGCTTCTTTTCCATGTATCCTACTGTGGCGTCCTGCCATGACAAGCCACTTGAATTATTTTCTAGCAAGACACTTACTCTGTTCATGATGTCAAGCTCTGGGGTAAATACGTTGCGGTATACCCACATGCCTGGAAATAGCATTTCTTTTGATGACCAATTTTGACTAATGTTACTCATTTATTCTCCTAGTTTAGTATAGTTTAACATATCATCAGGTAGTATGTCAATAATTAAATGGGTTCTGTCTTCACTGCTTTTATTGCTAACGGCATGCGGTAGCATATTATTTATTTCGTAGATACCAAACTCTTCCATATGAATGGTATTATTAAAGACCGTAAAGGTAACGTCTTTATTAGTAATGATTGGGATGTGGACTCTCCTAGAAAAATTTAATAGGGGGCCTGCATCAACATGCTTATGAACTTCTGAATTTGCGTGTAGCTTAATTATCTCACATCTAATTACTTTTCCGCAATAGCGTTCTTCCAGATAATTAAAAAGTTTATCTAATTCTTCTTGGGCTTCTTTTGTTTTTAGAGAATTTTCATAAGTTGTAACAATCTCTAGGTCTGGGGTCCATTCGTATGGGGTTGAGCATATTCTAAACATTTCTGTATTTGTGTGAACAAGTCCATGATTTTGTCTTGTAGTATTTAAAAGCCACTCATCAGAAAAATTAGAAACTTCTGCTTTTATCATTTTTATATCACAAAAGCCTAAATGTTTAATTGACCATTTGGTATCTTTTTTTATTCTTTGATACATACTCATACACCTCCATGTCCATTTTATTTAAATCTTCTATTTTACTTATTTGAGATTTTGTTAAATTTAACTCTAGCCCTGGGGATCTATTTGCTGGGTCTGACCTGTGTTTAAACGACTCAAAACCAAAATTATTTTTTAATGCCTTATTTAAATCTTCTTTAAACAAGGATATATCCTCAAGTGTATAATAGTAAAAATTTTGTAAATTGTCAATTGCTTTTTGAGGCCCGCCCTCTATTCCTTCCAAGTACCACCCGCTATCAATAGTATGCTGAAAATAATTAAAGTGTTTATTAAACTGATCAATGTTTGTTTTTCCAATTAAAAATTTAGTCTGAAGGTTTGACTGCATTTCGGACTGTTCTCCATATAGCCAGCTCTCAAGCTTTTCTTCAGATTCTTTGCCCGCCCTTATTAAACCAGTTGTATATTTAAAATAGCTTACAAATCTATCTACTGGATTTCTTATTATTGTAAATACTTCTGGGTTGTTCATATAATCTAAGGGCATGGTTCCAAAATGTCCGCCAACAAATAAACTTTTATTTATAACAGATGGTTCTATTATTGTTCTATTTGAAACAAAATGTGAAACCCCACCAGTAATTAGGTGGGGCAGCACATGATTCTTTATATGTATTCCAGCAGTGCGTGGGATATGTAGGTGGTAAATAGACATTTATGCAAAATATTTTCTATTATGTACTACTAATCCTCCCGCTATTAAAATGTCATTAGGAGCTGCATCGAACTCATAAACATTTCTGTTTTCATCGATAATTTGAATTTCATTTACTAGAATAGAAGAGAAAGATCCATCTTCATTTCTAGAAATTACTTCGTCTCCTGGCTCTAAAATTCCAGTTACTCCAAAGAAATATGTGTTATTTCTTTTCACAAGAATTGTTTGTTCTAGAGAGAATCTGTGAGCAGGGTTACCGTTAATACATAGTGTAACTTCTTTAACAGAAGGAATTATGTTTGTTATAACAGTTGGAACAATTGCTAGATTGTTTAGTTCTGAGCTGGACCATGTGTAAGGGTCTACTGAGAATTCGCTATCTAGTCCGTCCCAAGTTACACCCCAAACATTATCTCCAATTTGAACATCTGAAGCTTTTTTGTATTCTATTGTATTGTTTTCTCCGATTATTGTAATCAGTGTATCTTGATCAATACAGAAACCTGGAGGTGAGAAGAATCCTGGAGGTGAGAAGAACCCTGGAGGTGAGAAGAATCCTGGAGGTGAGAAGAACCCTGGAGGTGAGAAGAACCCTGGAGGTGAGAAGAACCCTGGAGGGCTAAAGAAGTTTGGTGGCGCAAAGAAGCCTGGTGGGCTAAAGAACGACGGTGGGCTAAAGAACGCTGGTGGCGAGAAGAAGCCTGGTGGGCTAAAGAACGCTGGTGGCGAGAAGAACGCTGGTGGCGAGAAGAAGCCTGGTGGGCTAAAGAACGCTGGTGGCGAGAAGAACGCTGGTGGCGAGAAGAATGAAGGTGGCGAGAAGAAGCCTGGTGGGCTAAAGAACGCTGGTGGGAAGAACGGCGGGAAGAACGGGGCTAGAGTTGTTACAGAATTTGAACTTCCAGAGTAAGCAGAATTTTGATTTCCGTTTACAGCAAGTACTTGATATGTCTGTGCAGTATTTGCTGTTTCTGGTACAGTGTATGAAGTTCCAGTTGTTGAATAAGTTGGTCCATCAGAAGACTTAAGTATGTAACCAGTTACAGATGAGCCTCCATTATTTTCTGGTGCTGACCATGTAACATAGTCTTGATTTGTTTGCGCTGTTGCTACTGGAGCCGCTGGTGTTGAGGTAACTGTTGTTACTGTAACTGAATTAGATGCGGCAGAAGGAAGGGATGTTCCGTTATCATTACTTGCTGTTACTGTTATGGTTGGCGTAGCGCCTACACCAAAACCTGTAATTGTTATTGGTGAGGCTGACCCTGTTGCTGTGTGTATTGTGTTGTGAACGCTACAAAAGCCAGAAGCCGTAAATGATGTTGCAGCATTTCTGTCGTCTGGGGTAAATGTTATTGTAACTGCGCCGTTGTTGTACGGACGATTAGTTCCAACATTTGTTGCTGTACCAATAATTGGTGCATATGGTGCCAGGAAGTCATTAGCTCCCTGGCTCATTCTACCTGCTTGTTTTGACATTTATATATTCTCCCTTAATCCGAATTACGCTGAAAGGTCTCCAAAGACCAACCATCCGCTTGATATTTTCATTGCTGTTACAACTGAGTTAGTTGTTCTAAACTTAAGTCCTGGTGTTCCAACGACTCCATTAGTTGTTTCAAAACGTGCTCCTGTGGATGATGCCTGGTGGAAGTCGATTGACTGTCCAGTTACGTATCCTGTTGCTGGTAGAGTAATTACTACTGCTCCAGTTAGTGGTATAAACTGATCTGCCCGATCCGCTCCAATTGTAACTGCTCCTGCTGCTAATGCAGTTGGAATGTTAGTAATAGAAGGGACGCCAGCCTTAGTCTGTGTACCGTCTGTAAAGACTACGCCAGATGCTGCAACTGTTACTGCTCCAGTAAATGTTGGTGAAGCAATTGGAGCGAATCCTGCAATACTTGCGCCTGCTGGGATTGTAACTGTTCCTGTAAATGTAGGAGACTCAATGCCTGCTACTGTAGAGTAGTTTGTTCCATCATTTGTAAATTCCCATTTATCAGTAGACTCATTCCAGCGAACCTGAACTGCGTTTAAGTCTCCACGAACAACTCTTATTCCTGAGTTTTCTGTTGGAGTACCAGTAGTAAAGTTGCTGTTTAAGTCAATAATATTATCGGCTAAAGAAATTGTTTCTGTGTTAATGCTTGTAGTTGTTCCGCTTACTGTTAAGTTTCCACCAACAACAAGGTTTCCATTTACTTCTGCATTATCATTAAGGTAAACTTTTCCTGTACCGTTTCCAGATAATGATAGGTCTGTATTTAGTGTCTTGCTTGTAACGCTATCAGTTTTTACTCCATTGCTAAAGGCAATTCCATTACCGTCTGCGCTTGAGAAGTTGGCCCCTGCTTCAACTACTAGAGGTCCCTTGATATTAACAGAGCCAGTTCCTGTTGGATCTAGTTCAATGTTACCGCTTCCGCTTGTTCTTAGGCCAAGGTTTTCATCAATGTCGGCAGAAACAACAATTGCTCCTGATTCATCTTGAATAACCTTCTGACCGTTAACGTATAGTGATCCTGGACCTACGTAAATATCTTTCCACATCTTTGTAGGAGAACCTAAGTCAAATGTGTTGTCAGTTGCAGGAACTATGCTTCCACCTGCAGTAACTGTTGGCAAAACTACAGTTCCTGTAAATGTTGGTGATGCAAGTGGTGCTTTAAGATTGTCATTTGTAATAGTTGCATAAGTTGTGGCAGCTGTTGCGCTAGCAAGGTAGGTTGAAGATGCTGTACCTATCGCTAGCTTTGAATCTAATTGTGTTTGTATTGCTGAAGTTACACCATCAACATATCCAATTTCATCTGCTGAAACGTTTCCGATTGATGTAGTTGCTGGCAATACTACTGTGCCAGTAAATGTAGGTGCTGCTGATGGGGCTTTTGCTGCAAGGTTTGAAACCAAGTCTGTAATTTTAGACTGATCAATAAATCCTGCAAGCATTACGTTTGTAATTCCACCAGTGTTAGTTTTTACTATTGCCTCTCCAGCAATTTTTAGTGGAGAAATTTCTGCTGTGTCGCTAATATCTAAATTAGATATTGCTCCGTTTGCAATTTTTTCTGAAGTTACTGCATTATCCGCTAGTTCGCTTGTTCCTACAGAAGATGCTGCGATCTTTGCTGCTGTTACTGAATCATCGGCTAGCTTTAAAGTTGTTATTGTTAATTCTGCAATCTTTGCTGCTGTTACTGCGTTATCGGCTATCTCGCTGGTTCCTACAGCAGATGCTGCGATCTGTGCTGCTGTTACTGAATCATCGGCTAGCTTTGAACTTGTTACTGAATCGTCAGCCAACTTTGCGGTTGTTACTGCAAGATCTGCAACCTTTAACGTTGTTACTGAGTCATTAGATAATTTTTGATTTGTTACTGCTGCGTCGTCAATCTTTAAAGTTGTTACTGCGTCGTCGGCTAGTTTTAAAGTTGTTACTCCTTGGTTTGCAATCTTTGCGGTTTCCACTGCAAGGTCTGCTAGCTTTGTAGCTCCAACAGCACCATTTGCAATTTTTGCTGAATTGACTGCTAGGTCTTCAATTTTACTTGGAGTGACTGCTGCGTCTGCAATCTTTGTTGCAATAACTGCTGCGTCTGCAATCTTTGTAGTTATTACTGAACCAGAAACAATTGCTCTAGATCCTACTGAGCTTACGTTCATCATTGGTTCTGTAACTGCAGAGTCAGGCAAAGTTACTGTTCCTGTAAATGTTGGACTAATAATAGGAGCTTTTAGGTCTATTTGTCCGTATACCTGAGATATGTTTGCTGCATCGTATTTTGAATTAAGTTGTGTTTGTATGGCTGAAGTAACTCCATTTAATGTCTGAAGTTCAGCATTTGAAACATCTCCAATTGATGCACGGTCTGCAAATAGTCCTCCGAGTTGAAGGTCGTCTTTTGTGTATGTTGTAAAGTCTACTACTGTTGTAGGCTCTGCGGTAACACCAGAAAATAGTTTCCATCTTCCGCCATCAGATGCATCACGAACAAGACCAGAATGCTGGTATGTTCCGTCATTAAATGCTGCAACGACTCCAAGGTCAAGTGCGTTTGATTGGTTGCCATCTCCAATATAAATCATTGGATCGTCTATTGTTACATTTGTAGAATTTACTGTAGTGCTAGTTCCATTAACTGTCAGGTTGCCTGAAATGGTTACGTTATTAGCTGTGAGGCCTGTTGCAACATCTAGGTTAATTGCATTAAGTGTGGTGGCATTTACTGTTCCAGAAAAATTTGGAGAATTTGAAACTGCTATATCTAGGTATCCGCCTGCATCGTCATAAGTTTTAACAATGTTTGTGCCAGCAGTAATTTCAGCGGCTACAACATCTTGAATTGTTTCTGTTATGTCTAGCTCTGATGCTGGAACTTTACCGCTGCTGTTAAGTGATGCTACTCCAAGCGCTGTGCCGCGATCAGAAAGTGGTATAAATCCATCGTCAACTGTATTTGATAATGCCAGTACGGTTTCCTGTACGTAATTTTTAGTTGCAATAATGCTTGAATCGACATTTATTGTAATGGTATTAGATCCATCGTTATATGTCTTTGTTAGTCCCGCTCCCATTGTAAGTGCGGTGTTAATTGCGTCTTGGGAAATTTCACCAATCGCTACATCTGAATTATTTGCATATGCAAGGGCGGTCCAGGTAGAAGATCCGTTACCGAACTTAAATAGGTTTGAGTCTGACTCTACACCCATTTCTCCTGCTGCCAAAATTGGATTTACTGAGGTCCATTGTGAAGCTGTACCTCTTCTTACTTGAATTCTTACTGTTGACATATTTGCCACCCCTTGTTTAGATTTATTTGTTAATTATAGCACTACAATAATTCCAAAACAATTACGAAATTGTTCCAGAATCAAAGGTCATGCTGTATATATCTGTTGAGTAATCTCCACCATCCGCAAACTTTGTGGCTGCTGTATTTACTCCATTTGCAAAAACTGTATATACTGGCTGGCCGTCATAATCTATTGCCAGTCCAATATCCATAAATGTTAAAGCACCTAGATCTTCCGCCGCATCTGTAAGGAGGGCGATTTCCTTCCAAGCACCATTTATCTGGATCTTTAATCTTCCAGTTGATGAGTCGAAGGCAAGGGGGGTTGAATTTAAGACTAAGTTGTCTACATTTACTGCTGCATCGAATGTTGCAGGTCCTGCTACGTTAAGGCCATTTTTAACCTTGAAGTTTTTATTTACTATTGCCATTTAAGTTCACATATCCCCTAATGTTTTGGTGGGGTTTTGAAAGGACCCCATACCTTTTATTAATTATTTAATTAGTGTTGCATAAACCATTACATCTGTTGATGCGTAGGTTGTTGTTACTGATATTGATACATCTCCTGAAACGTATGCTGCTGATACTGTTCCAAGGTCGAGTCCTGTTGTGATTGAGCCAAACTCTGTTATTGCTACGTTATTGCTTGTATCTAATGTAAGTAGTACTTCAGAAACCTGAGTATTGACTCCATTTTTTAATTTAACAATTGCTTTAGCTGTTCTGTAGTCTGCCGCTGCCCATGTAAGAGCATTAACAGTTGCTGCTGATGCTACGGTTGAAGTTGCTGCCTGTACTGCTGCTACATCATTTACGTTGACCTTTGTAAATGGTGTTGTACCATTTTTTACGCTTGTAAGAGCGCTTGCTGCTGTTGATTCTGCTGAAGATTGTGCTGCTGCTTGTGCAGTTGCAATTGCTGAGGTACGGGCTGTTGCTTCACCTGAGATTGCAGTTGAAATTGCTGAGTTACGTGCTGTAGCTTCTGCAGCAACCTTTGACGTTGCATCCGCTGCTGCGGTTGCTACTGAGGCTGAATCGCCTGAAACTCTTAGAGCTGCTTCTGCTGCGACCTTAGCGGTTGCATCGGTTGCTGCCGTCGCTACTGAGGCTGCATCGCCTGATACTCTGAGGGTTGCTTCTGCTGCTACCTTAGATGTAGCATCTGCTGATGCTGTGGCTTCTGCTGCTGCTTGAGCGGCGTTTGCCTTAGTTGTAGCATCTGCTGAAGCAGTTGATGCTGCGGCTGCTATATCTGTAGCAACTTGTGCTGAAGTAGCTTTTGTTGCCAAAGCTGTTGTAATGGTTGTTGTGTAGTTAGCATCGTTATTTATTGCTGCTGCTAATTCATCTAATGTATTAAGAAGGTTTGGTGCGCCATCTACTAATGAATCTACTGCTGCTCCAATTGCTATATTACGGTTTGAAACCTCTGTTGAGATTGCTGTTGTAAGTGCTGCTGCTGCTGTTGCTTCTGCTCCAGCCTTTGCTGCATTAGCCTTTGTAGTTGCGTCTGCTGATGCTGCAGAGATAGCGGCTGCTTGAGCGGCATCTGCCTTGGTTGTTGCATCTGCTGCTGCAGTTGATACTGAGGCTGCGTCGCCTGATACTCTAAGTGCTGCTTCTGCAGCAACCTTTGACGTTGCATCCGCTGCTGCGGTTGCTACTGAGGCTGAATCGCCTGATACTCTGAGGGTTGCTTCTGCTGCTACCTTAGATGTAGCATCTGCTGATGCTGTGGCTTCTGCTGCAGTCTTTGCTGTTGCAATTGCTGCATTTCGGTCTGTAACCTCTGTTGCAATTGCTGTTGCAATTGCTGAGCTACGGGCTGTTGCTTCTGCGGCTACCTTAGATGTAGCATCTGTTGCTGCATTTGCTTGTGCGCTTGATGCTGCACCTGCTGCATCGTATGCTGCAGCTGTTGCTGCTAATGCACGAGCATTTGTGAAATATAGATTTGATCCTTCTGCAAGATCGGCAGTATCATGGTTTGAAAGACTTGAAACTGTTCCTGTTACGTTACCAGTTAAGTTACCAACAATAGATGCTGTAATTGTGCCTGCTGCAAAGTTTCCTGAGCCGTCACGCTTTACTACAGTATTAGGAGTATTGGCTGTATCTGCTGATCCGCCAACTGTGCTGATGATGAAGGCTGTTGATGCCTCTGTTAATACATTAAATCCATTTACCGTTGCGACGGAGCCGTCAACGATAAGACCATTTTTTACTCTAAAGTTCTTATTTACTATTGCCATAATTTATGACTCCTCTTACTGCTTTATTTTAACGCTGTTCTAAAATATCTTACAGTTACTTCTCCTGATACTGGGGTGACTGTTAGATTAATTATACCATTTGACGATTCAAAAGCTGTTGTCGCAATTGATGAATTGGCATTTGTTACAATATTGGATTCTGAGACATATATATCAGAAGATCCTCTTAATGCTGTTATGTTAGAGAAATATGATTCTCCAGTAGATGTTTTTACAATCTGCAGGGCATATGATGCAGTCCGATAGTCTGCTGATGCATATGAGTCTATGGTTGTTTTGTTTTGGATTCCCGCCACCGTTAAGTCATTATTTCCTTCTAGACCCATAAGTGTTTCTATGCTTGCCGATGTATTTGCAAGAGTTCCCACTGAAGTTGATAGGGAATTGATTTTATATGTCAACGAGTTTGAATCCGTTGAGTTTGTTATTCCTACTACATTTTCTAATGCCTCTATTGCGTCGTTAGCATTAGCATGTTGTTCTGCGTGACCAACCAATTCATCTTTTGAAGATGGGTTTAAAAGGCTGTCTTTACTTGTTGGAAAAGTGCTTGCCATGTTGCCTCCTGGCGGTACTGCATTTACTAATTATATCTTATTTAAAATTATAATTGAGATGAAACCGCAGATATTTGTATTTCTTTTTCTTCTATTTGTTCTTGTAAGGACTCTAGTCTTTCATTGTCTGGCTTAGACTTAGCAGATTCTGCTATTTTTTCAATTTCATAAGAGTACTTCTGATACTCTAAATTTCTTACTGCCGACTGCTTAATTGCTTCTTTTTCTGGATCAGAAAGGTATTCGTAAGACATTTTATCCTCTTAATTCTACTATCATCTGAGTATAGGTATCTACCTCAGATATAAATCTATCTAAGACATCTTGCCTTAGCTCTTTTCCGTCAAATTCTTCTGGAAGTGTTAGTATTCCATTTCTTAATTCATTTATTACAATTGATATGGAATCAATTTTAGCATTTAATATTTCTATTTGTTCATCGTTAGTTAATGTCATTGCCATGAGCTCCACTGCGTAAATGCTGATGAGCTAGAGCCGTTTGCTCTAACTCTAAAACGAGACCAAGCGTAAGAGTAGCTATTATAATTTTTTGATCGGCCATAAACTGTTCCTGTGTCTGAGGCTAGGACTGTGCCTCCGTTTGAACTTGCAAATTGTAGTTCATAATCCCATGAGCTTGGAGTTCCTCCAGAACCATCAGACCAAGATGCCTGCCAGCTAGAGGGGCTTGAAGCTGTGCCTGAACCTGAAATCCAAGCAAAAGTTAAGTCTGGTACTCCTGGTCCTGCGACTGCTACTGCTGACCATCTTGCAACCATTGAAATATTCCGAGAAGGTGGATACCATGTTCCACCTGCTCCAACATTATATGTGTAGTCTGCAGATGCCGTGTCGTACCATCCATTAAATGTATATCCAGATCTTGATGGCTGGCCTGCTGCGGTAGTTGGATTTCCTGCGGTCCATGTACTTTCTCCGCCACCAGAGCCACCATTGGCACCATACGTAGCCGTATAAGTTACTGCTACTGGTATTGGGGTAGAAACAACTGTATTTGATTGAATCCAGTTAGACCATCCGCCAGCATTATATGCTCTAGCAAATGCCGCAAATTGATCTGGGGTTCCGCTAGCTTCTGAGGTTGTTATTTGGTGTGAAGTTGAGCTTCCAGAAACAGTTCCATTAGATGTTCCGCTGCCGCCTTCTCCTGGAGGTGTTCCTGTTGCCTTATTAATTTTAATTTCATATGCTGTGGGGCTTCCATTCCAACCTGATGTTGTTGCGGTAATAGTTGTAAGTGCTTGTTGTGTGCCAGCAGGTGCAAGGCTTATTGATCCTCCGCTTGGTACTGCTATTACTACTGCAGTCAGTGTTCCAGATGCATATCCTGGATTTGCTGATTTGTTTGATGCAGTAGCACTTGTTTGCATTCCATATCCTTGTGCAGCAGCAGATCTTGGATATACTGTAAAATAATTTGATTCGTTTCCGTCTGCAATTGCCCAAGTATAATTAGTTTGTGAAGATGGAACATTTACTGTTGTGGTTACGTTATTTCCATATTTAACAATATCGTAAGATGATGCTCCAGTTGCAGCAGACCAGTATATATAAACTTGTTTATTTGAATTTGTTGGGGTAACAGTAATTTGTATTGCTCCAGCTGAACCAGATCCGCTGAAGTTGCCAGAACTTACGGCGGAAGTTGGAGAGATTGATCCATTATTAGTACTAATTGAATATGAAGTTGCATACGTAGATGTTCCCCAAGATCCACTAAAGTTTAAATCAGATGTAGATATAGATACAGTAGGTTGAGTTGGATATGGAGTAGAATCATAAGCTATTACTGAAGTAACCATTGGCAATATGTTAGTTCCAGAACTTCCACTTATTGTTGTGCTTCCTCTTCCATTTGTTGCTGTTATTGTAACGCCTATAGACTGATCAATATCTGCTGTTGTTGCTGTGTACGTTGCAGAAGTAGCTCCTGAAATATTTGTGCTTCCGCGTTTCCACTGATATGTATATGATGTTGGCGCATAGGCTGGGTCCATATTCCATGAGTGATTTGGTGTCCATGTTGAACCAGGGGATGGATAAGTGGTACCTGAATACGTAAATGTTGGGCCACCAGTTGAAACTGGTGAGTTTGGATATACTATTTGCCAGCTTCCATTATAAACCCAGCTTTTAACAGCATTGACCCACGAAGAACCATTATGAATCTTTAATGATTTAGCTTCTTGCCAATTTGAACCATCATGTATTTTCATTTATACCCTAGTATTGTACGTAAATGTCTCCAGCAACCATTCCAGAAGCAGGGACTATGCCAGTATTATTATAGAATGTTTTTGCTCCTACAGGAATTGTTACTGTTGATCCTAAAGAAACTATCTGTCCATTAATTCCAACATAATTATTTGCAAGCATGACATTTGTAACTGTTGCCGTATCAGATAAAGTAACTGCTGTTCCAGCAATTTTTGTTTTATCTATTGCGGCAGATGCATTAATGTCTATATTCATTATAGCGCCATCTAGAATTTTTGCAGAAGTTATAGAGCTATCTGCTATTGTGGTTGTTAAACCAGTTACTGTCGCACCAGAAAAATCTACTGTTCCAGTAAATGCTGGTGAAGCTTTTGTTGCATAGCTTGTTAAGTTTAATGTTGCCCATGAAGCAGATGTTCCGTCTGTAGTTAAATATTTACCAGAATTGTTTAATTGAGCTGGTAGGGCTGTTATTCCAGTTACCGTTGCACCCGAAAAATCTACTGTTCCAGTAAATACTGGGGAGGCTAATGGGGCTTTTAGATCTAAATTAGAAGCTGTAGCGTAAATTGATGCTGCGGATGTGGTATCTAATATTTTTCGCCATGAGCCTGAGTGTGCATAATATGCTGATCCTGTTCCGTGCACATGTGCAAACATTCCATGCTTTGTAGCTGCTGATGGGAGGTTTGCTTCTGCATCGTATACGTCCCAGTTTAAATCGGAGCTTTTAACTGTATTTGTTGGAATAGTTACTGTTCCAGTGAAAGTTGGAGAAGCAAGTGGCGCATATGTTGATGCGGCAGTTGAAGAAGAAAGCTTAGTTCCAACTAACGTAGTTAATGAAGATGCAGCTGTTTGATCTGATGCGATATAATCTGAAATTTCTTTTAGTGTGTCAAATGTTGTAGGAGCTCCATTAACAACAGTTGCTATTTGCGCTGCAATATCAGAAGTTCTTGCAATATCTGAATTTAGGACAGCTGAGTCTATTTTTCCAGTTGCAATACTAATTTTTGGATAAAGTGAATTTGCATCAGCTTCTGTTAAATATGATTCAAGTGTGTTATTTAAAGAAGTTGGTGTTGTAAAAGTAGAATTAACATATGTTTTTGTCGGAAAGGTGTTATTTGCATATGTTAAAAGATCTTCTTGAGATTGATTTACATTTACATAAACATCTGCAAATTTTTGATTTGTTACAGAGATAACTCTTTCTGGTGTAAAATAAAGATTTGTTGTACCCTCTGTTACTGCGTCTGTTGTTCCAGTAAATGTTGATCCACCAGATCCTGGTGTACCTGCGTCTCCCCGTGGAATTGTAAAATTAAATATTGCTGCTTGGGATGTTCCAGAATTTGTTATAGCTACAGATGAACCTGCTAAGCCAGTGGTAACAGAACCAACTGTTATTGTTGCTGCTGTTCCAGCGACTCCAGGTGTTCCATTTGCGCCAGCTGAACCAGTGTCACCTTTTAATCCCTGTAGACCCTGTGAACCTGCTGCGCCAGCGGCACCCGCAGGACCAACATCGCCTCTAGGACCCTGTAAGCCTGTAGCTCCGATACCAATTGGACCAGATTCTCCAGTGTCACCCTTTAATCCCTGTGGACCAGCGGCACCCGCAGGACCCGCAGGACCCGCAGGACCTGTGGCACCTGTAGCGCCAGGAGTTCCTGTACCAGCAGTAATTCCAGAAACTGCTGCATTGATTGCAGTATTTCTATTTGTAATTTCAGTTGATATGGCAGTATTTATTGCTGTGTTTCTACCAGAAACTTCTGTCGCAATTTTAGTATCTGTATAAGAATTGGCTGTGACTACTGCTGCTGCTGTAGCAATTGTATCTTTTGTGTCTGATGCCGCTGCCGCTGCAATAATAGCCTCAGCTTTTGCTGTTGCTGCTTTATTCGTTGCATCATTTGATGCTGTGCTAATTGCTTCTGTTTTTGCAGCAGCAATTGCTGTATTTCTATTTGACGTTTCTGTTGCAATTGCGCTAACTATAGAAGCAGAAACTGCATCGATTGCTCTTTGATTTGTAAAATATTTATTTGTAGATCCTTCTGCTATAGAGTTAGAAGTTAATTGAGCGATTGCAGCATTTAAATCAACTCCTGCTGAAATAGAATCTGGTAGTTGGGAAGTAGGTATTTTACCAGCTGAGTTAAGTGTAGCGACTCCGTTTGCTTCTCCAACTTTTAATGCATAGGAAGTTGTGGCATTCCATCTTGAGCCGTTGCCAACTTTAAATTTAAGAGTATCTGTTTCAATACCAAGTTCACCTGGCAATAGTATGGGATTGTTTAAAACCCAATTTGCTGCTGTATCTCTTCTAAGCTGTATTCTTAATGATGCCATTTTATGAACCTCCTGCATCAACAATTATACCATCGTTGTCTGCAGAACTTCCTCCTTCTAGAACTTCGTCTTGTACTACTGTAACGCTGCCTTCTGGGTTTCCGCCATCAAGCAATGTTTGGTTTTCAAATGTTCCGCCTTGGTTTGATGTTGAAGGACTTTGTCCATCGTATCCAATTACAAGCGGTAATACTAGATTGGGAGAATCTGAAGTATTTGTTTCCTTAAATGTAATCTTATTTTGAACATCAATTGTATGAACATTTCCATCAAATGAATGTGTATGCATATAAAATGGTGTTGGGTCTGTGCTCGGCGGGGTAAGCTCTACCCAAACCATACCATTGTATATTCTTAAATTCTTACTTACTACATTAAAGTATATATCTCCAACAGTGGCTATGTCGGGGTTCTCCATAGAAGTAAGAAGATTAAGTGCAACCTTCATTTGTCTGGACATTTTATTATCCTACAACTACTACTTTATATTCTCCAGCTGACGGGGCTATTGCAAAGTCTACTGTTACTGTATTCGAGCTAGTTCTTTTTACATCAGCTTCAACTTGTGCAAACGGTGATGCTGCTTCAAATATTTGAACAGTTACATCAGTTGTTCCTAAATTGTGTGTTATTGTATAAGATGTGGCAGACGCACCAAGTGTTTCTGCATATTTTCTAGCAATTGCATGATAGGCTGTTCCATTATTTGTTAATGCCCAGTTGTCTGATGTTTCATTCCATAGGATTTCTACATCTGTCTCTAGTCCACGCTCTACTGTTATTCCAGCATCTGTTGTTGGGGTGCCAGCAAAATTGCTATTTAGCTTTACCTTATTATCTTCAATATTAATCTGTGTTGTATTTACAGAGTTAACAGTTCCAATAACATTGAGGTTTCCACCAACCTGTAAGTTTCCAGTAATTTCTACATTGTCTGGCAAGCCTACGGTTACCGCTGCGTTGTGTCCGCTATTTGGAGAAACAGTAATTTCATTTGCTGTTCCTACAATAGTTGCTACATAGTCGCCTGTTGTTTGTGAATCTAAATTAATATCTTTTACAGATACTACGCCTGCGTTTACATTAAAGTCTGCTGCATCAAAAGAAGCGACACCTTTGTTTGTTGTGCTTGCGTCTTCAGCAGAAATTGTAATTGCATTATTTGTTACAGCAACATCAATTCCTTCTCCGCCATTTACTGTTAAACCTTCTGTAAGAAGAGAAATTGCAGTTGTTCCAGTATCTCCAGTTATTGAAAGCTCTGTTGCAACATCTACTTGACCAGCTGCAGTTAATCTACCTTGCTGATCTACTGTAAATGTAGGTATCTTTGTTTGTGATCCGTATGAACCAGTTGTTACTGCTGTATTGTCTAAATCTATTGTTGTGATTCCTGTAGAATCAACGTATGTTTTTGTTAACCCGACTCCGCCTTCGATTGATGCGCCAATTGCATCTTGAATTACTTCTTGAGAACCACTCATTGACTGCCATGGACCGTTTGGTGATGCTAGTCCATTGTAGTAGTACATAACATTGTCGCCACTGTTATAGTAAATTTGACCAATTACTGGGTTTGATGGAGCTGAGCCTAAATTCTGAATTCTAGCATTTAAGAGCTCATTTTTATTGAGGTCAATGCTAACTAAAAACTTTTTTGCCATTTTCTTTCTCCCTTATGACAGATATGCTGTCCCTGAAAACGGCTGCGCCATAGTCAGTGTTATTTGATTAATACTATTATAGTCTATTCCAGTTTCTAATATGTCTCCAGCGCTAGATTTAACGGTTACATTTGGGTTGAACCCAAGGTTATGATTTATCCGAACTGAATACATTCCTGCAACTGGTCCAGTTATTTGTGCCATTTCCCATGGATATGTCAAAGAAATTTGTTTATCCAAGATAAAGCTGTTGTTTATATTCCAGGTATTTGTTGAAGCTTTTGGGCCCCAAAACCTTGTTGTGTTTGTGTCAAAATAAAAGTCTCCTGGGACTCCCAGCGTTGCATCTGGGTTTCCGCCTCCACTTATTATTGTTCTTCCAGGCGCTCCAGTAGATCTTACTACAACAAGTGGGTTGTTTTCTGTGACTATTAATCTTGTTGCCATTATACTGTTACCGACCTATTTAATGTCATATATCCTTCTAATAATCTTGTCTTATTAACACTAGGGTCAATTAGAACAAGGTCATATGCAGATTTTGGAAAAAACATTTTGTTTGTTCTGTCTGCAGATATCGATATTTGTATTTTGCCTTCTACTGGACTTATAGTTAATCCATCTTGCTCTGTTAATGTAAAAGCTAGCTTTTTTCCGCCTTGAGTATCTCTAACTTGAAGTTTTGCTATATGATTATGAAGTTGAATAGGTGTTTGATCTTCGTCTAGGTATTGAACCTCAAACGTAAACGTTGTATTTTGATCAACTTCAAAATTCTTTTGCGCTGCCACATTTACCCCTAAATTAGAAAAGCCCTTATGCCAATTTTAGCATAAGGACGTTCCCAATCAACTATAAGTTAGGCTTTGTTGATAAATCCAAAACTCTTATCGTTTGGATTTAATGCCTTTAATATTACGGGTGCTACTGCTGCAACTCCGCCAAGCAATAAATCTCTAGGATTCGTATTGCCTGTCATATATAGAGCTAGCGCCGCTGAAAGAAATGCTCTTCCGTAGCTTGCTAGTGCTGCTAGGATCTGTTCTTGCATAGTTACCTTTCCATCTTTGTTTAAATCTGCTTTTGCAAATTTAGCCATTTTATTATCTCCTTGTTGGGCAATTTGCCCCTGGAATTTTCGGCCTTAGCCGAATACTATAATTCTACCACTATGCTGAAATATCTACAAGCTCGCAATTGCCATCTGAGCTGCAAGCAAGGGTGGCAGAAGGTGAAGTTCCATCCTCTGTCTCATAAAATGATAGATCTTCCCATCGAATATTTTTAGGCATTTTTTGAACAAGCGCCTCATACTCTTCTTTAGATACTTCTTGATATGGGGCTTGCTTATATGTATGCTCTGAATGAGGGAGGAATGAAATTCCAGACACATCATCAAAATTCTTGTAGACCCAAGCACCAACTTCCATCCACTCTTCTTCTTTTACAGAAACAGTAATAGATGGCTTATGCTCGCACCAAGCACGTTGATAGACTAGCCATATATCTAAGTGCTGAATAGCTGTTAAATCATTTCTAACAATTGCACCTTCTGGTGCTTTTATAGGAAATGAAAATACATAAGTGTCGTTTGGCTTCATTACGTCATCTTCTACTGGAATTCCAACTTCCTTTAGAAATGTAGAGATAGGATCTCCTTTTGAGCCACGAACTGTGCGAATGTAATACGGTGAATGCCATGGATGCATTCCTGAAGACACCCCGACCAATTGAGATACTGTTCCAGAAGGCTTTACGCAAGTAATGGCGGCAGACTCAGGAATCCCAATTTTCCCAGCCTCTTCTTTATTAACTTCTCTTGCTCTTTCACGCATTGTCATTAAGAATGACTCAAGCATTACTAGATCTTCTTTGCCAGACATAAATTTGTGCCCGAACTGTCCAGTTAACGATACGCCAAGCAATCTTTCTTCTTCTGTATTGTCTTTCCAGATTTTACGAAGATATTTAAAGTCTGTTAGCGTTGATTGCCAAGTACCAAGAATCGTAGCAAGCTCAACCTTACGCTCAATATCTTTCTTTGTGTCATTTTCACGTAATACGACTTCTGAAAGGTTACAAAACTGATAAGGACGTAAAATAATTTCTGAACACGGGTTAGTTCCGTAGTGAATATCTGGATCTCTTTTTCCAAACTTGGCTGCTTGGGCTTGAGCTGCGGCCACATTGTATATGCCTCTTTCTCCTGATTTTGAATCATATAAAGATTTCCATTCTGCAATAAATTGCTCCATCTCTGGCTTGCGTGAATATGCAACAGAGTTATTTGATAATGCACGTTGTGGACTTTGCTCCCACCAGTTTCCCGACTTGGCCTGCGCCATTTCAATATCGTTGATGTTAGAAAGGGAAATCATTGCTGAGCGTCTTACACCACCGACAACTACAACTTCACCAATTTTACACATTATGTCGTGACATTCAATTGGCTTAAGATTTCTTCCTGCCGCATTTTTAAATTTTGCAATTGTAAAATCAAAAAGATTTATAAGTGGTTGTGGTCCAGAAGATCTTCCGCCCATTGTCTTAAGTCTTGCTCCAGCGGGTCTAACTTTAGAAACATCAATCGCTGGGATATGTCCAGTCCATAGTAACGCAAGTAATTCACGGTAAGCTTTAGCCCAACCTTGTTTTGAATCTTCGACAACAATTACAGTATCTGATTTTTCAAGTTTTTCTGGTATTGCGGGAAGCTTATTGATGTACTTGTATTCAACTGAGAATCCGACACCAGTTCCACACATAAGTACATACATTGTTTCATCAAATGAACGAGGGGAATCAACTGGAAGAAAAGCACAGTTATATCCAGCAACATTATCTCTTTCTAAAGCAGCACCTGAAGTCATTACTGATCTCATAGATGGCATTACATTTCTTTCGAAAACAAACTCTTTTAATTCCGCAACAAGCTTTTCATTTGGAATATAATTATGGTTTGTCTTTAAATGATTAGTCATAAATGTAAAATATCTATCTACTGTTTCTCCCCAAGTTTCTCTACGTCCTTCTGCTTCTACCCATTTTGCATATCTAGATAAAGCAATAAAGTTTTCATAAGGATTTTCAATAGTTTTTGACATTTGTTATACGACCTTCTCTCCGCCTTGCGGTATAATTTTTGATGAAGTCCTAGTGTATCAAACTTTTATTTAATGGTCTAGGGGTTAAAAATATTTTTAAAAATATCATTATGTGAGATAGTGTTTTGGTCAACTAACTTGACAGATCTTTGTATTTAATGATACTCTTAGAGTTCGTTATCTCTATAGGAGGAAATGCCAATGGAGAATATAAAGCAACAGTTTAGCGATTTGGTTCGTGACTGGACAATAATAGCAGTAACAATGTTATTTCTGTTTGGTAACTCAGCAAACGCTTTACCTGTAGTAGCACCTTTAGTGAAAACTGAAGCCCAATTAAAGCAAGAAGTTTTAGATAGCTTTAGTAAAGAAATTTACAAGCCATCTGAGATGCTTACAGACGAAAAGTTGAAAGTATTACTTGAGACTGTAGGATTCGAAGGAGAAGGCCTTAAGAAAGCTTGGTCCATAGCAAAGCGTGAATCTAATGGAAGACCGCTTGCATATAACGGGGACAGAAATACAGGAGATAGTTCTTACGGATTATTTCAAATAAATATGATCGGAGATCTTGGTCCTACAAGACTTGAGAAATTTGATCTACAGAGTAACAAAGAGTTATTCGACCCAGTAACAAACGCAGAGATAACGTACTATATGACCAATGGCGGTATTGATTGGTCAGCTTGGAAGGGGATGACCCCAAGAGCTAAGGAATTTTATTTAAAATTTCCGACAAAGTAAAGGAGATGGGATGAGGATACAATACGTATCAACCTACATCTCCATGTCAGAAGAAGGATTGGTTGAAAAGCTTTTATGCCCAGTAGACCAATCCATTCTTTTTTGTAATCAGACTATTTCAGATGAGGTATACTTATATTGCCTATCTTGTGAGTATAAAAAAGCATTAGGGCTAGCAACTTATCAGAATATAGTTGCTCAGGTGGATAAAAATGTGTAAAGAAGAATGTATTTGTAAATTAGAAACTGAGTCTGCTCCAATTCAAGTGACAGACGCAATGGGTAGAGAAATTTGGTGGGAAGATGCAGGAAGACCTGAATAATCAAACTTCAAATGATTTAGAAGATAATTTGCCAATGGTAAATTACATCATGCTTCATAGAATATATGACATGCTTAGCCTAATAGCAAAAGGATCTGTGGGTCAAGAAGAAGTTAGCAGGATGATTGCTTATCACGAGCAAGGATATTTATTGGGGCCTGCCCCAGCTTTTACTCCAGGAGAAGAAAATGAGCTTTAGTCAAAAAAATATTACTGTACGTTTAATGACAAACGTATTTCAAGAAAAAAATGCCTATTTAGCAGCACAAAGCGGATTGTCAGAAATTGAAGTGGCAGCGCAAATGAAGGAAATGAACGGAACGATATTTTGGATGCTAGAGTCGGTATATGATGCACTAGTTGAAGAAAATTATATCAAAAACGATTGACTTATAATTTAAAGTATTTTATACTTTAAATCTGGTAGAGTATAACTACTCCCAGTAGTGTCTTTAAGACACGTCACTACCCAGTCGGATCCGCCTCTGACTGGGTTTTGACTATTCCTTGTAAAATAAATTACTTGTAAACCATATCTCTGAGTCCAGAGGATTTGAC